CACCAGAACCTGTTTCTTTTACTTTGTAAACCTCGTTCATATATGTTTTATAGTTGAAATATAAAACTTGAACTTTATTTTTGTCTGTATCTTCGTAACCTACGCCGCTATACTGGCTGTTAGACTTTTGCACATCAGCACTATTCTGTATCTCTTCTAAATCTTCATGAGTTAAGTGTGGAAACTCTTTAGCTAACTCGTTAATAGGTATAGTCTTTACTTCTCCAACGTAATACAAATCATCAAAGTAAGGTGAATCAGTGTAAGAGTAAACTATATCCGCAGGATCTACGTATTTTATTGTAACTCCTTCTGAAGTGTTAAAATCTGTTTTCACAGCAGCGATACCAAGTACAGTTAAATCGTAGTAAAGCTGTTTTTTAATTAAATCGTAATTATTGCCATCAAGTAAAACATTTATAGCTTGCTCTTCCGCTAATTCTACAGCTTGCTTATAAGTTAACTGCATGTGCAACTCTAGTTCTTCTTGAGTTTCAGGTAATGTAGCTGGATCGTTTTGATAAAGGTTTATACCAAACTCTTCAGCCGCAAAGTCATTCATCTCTTTAGTAGCCATATCTCCAAGTACACTTTCCATGTACTCTGTTCGTTTAGCTACGCCGTAAGGATCCTGTGAGTAAGCTTTTATGTCAAAAGATCTATTAGAAAGTCCATTTACAACTATATCTACAAACTTAGGGATAATAGGCACGGGTGTCCAATCAAGGTTTAAGTAGCTTAAGTCACCATTTATAGAAAGTTCGTCTTTATACTTTTGTATAGACTGCTCTCCTCTAGCGTATAACCTTAAGTTATGATAGTTGTTAAAATTGTTTTGATACCTATTGTGGTTTCTATCGTTGTTAAACCACTCTGTTTCGATTGCTTTAGCAACCTTTAAACCGTAGTCATAACTTAGCTTTTCAGCGTCACTAACTACTTGACTTGGAAAATAACTCTTTATAACAGACTCTGCCATACTTTTATTTTATTATTTTTGATATTCCACCTTGGTTAGAATATTTAGATATACTTACGTTTACTTGCGGTCTTTTAATATCCGCATGTGGTCTGTAAAGGTGACGATTGCAAGCCATTATAGCTAAACCAGAGCTTATAGCGGCATCAAACTTAGTTCTTTTGTTTATATCAAACTTAGCCCAATCATTTAAAGTTCTATTGAAATATATGTTACCATACACTCCTTCGTCTAAGTGACCTACGTGATCATTGATATACATTTCTATAGCTGCAGCGTGAGCTTGCTTTATATCTTCACTAGAGTTAGGTATACCACCTATTTCTTTTTCAGCAGTACTTAGCTTATTCCAAACTTTATCTGGTCTATTCATACTAAAACCTCTATAGCCTCTTCGCTTAAAGTAGTAAAGTAGTCTTGGTTTGTTATTTTCTGCTAACAATGGCATGCCGTAAAATATGCAAGCCATTAGTATATCTTCAAAAAATATTTCTGCGGTTTGTGGTCTAGCAATATATTCTAAAAAGAAATGGTTTGGCGGAGCATCTTCCATACTAAACTTTGTTAGTCCATGAAGAGATCCGTTGGATCCTCTACCATCAACAGTACCACTAATATCATAACTATCGCAGCCAAAGGCGCCCATATGCTCGTTACCAGGGTACTTAATACCATTTTTTATTATTACATTGTTTTGAAGTCTAGGCTGAGGCGTCCAGCTTATGTTAAACCTTCCTTTTGGGTCAGGATTAAAAACTACGGCCGTATCTTTAACTCCATTTACCCACTGAAAATTACCAGTGTTGTAAACAGCGCTATTTCCTATTCCTTCATTATAATCTATTTGCTCGTATATTTTAACTAAATTAAATATACTGTTTTTTGTTTCATCTCTAAACGCGTGCTCTTCTGTTCTAGGAAACTGCCTATAAAACTCATTTAATGCGTCTTGGTCTTCTTTTAAACCTTCTACTTCGTTGTTCCAATTATCTATAACGCCTACGTCTATTAATTCACCGTCTGGTCCATGAACATCTCGTCCTGGAGTAGTGAAGACAGGTCGTCCATATTCGTCAATAAATCCTTCAAAGTTCCACTCCATTGGAATAAACAAAGCATATAAACCAGATTTTGTTTGACCATTTTTATTTCTTCGAGTTACATCACTATCATTATACAATCTTTTGAAGTTATCACCACCTTTGTCTAAAGCATTAGATGTTGATCCCATCATACACTTACCAATAATTCTACTACCTAATCTAAGACAAGTTTTTGTAACCCGCCAGTTGTTTAGTATATTATCTGGTCTTTCCCACTTACCACTTTCATCATGAACCAGCAGTGATAATTTTTCACCATCATAACTGTTGTCACCAGTGTTTTTCCAATCAATCGTCGTATCTAAACCTTTTATCTCTTCTAGCTTTTCATTAACCTCTATTTTTTTACGAGTAAACTTACTCGCTGGTACACGATATGCTAGCTCAGACTTTGGTCTGTCCATACCATCTTGAATAGGTTTAAAGAAAAAAGGATAATTTATTGATATAGGCACAACCTTATCAGTAAACATCTTTTTAGCATCACCACCACTCTTGGATAGTATTCCATATCTACTATCACTCGATATTGTAGCTAAGTTAACGGTTTCAGCAGAGCTCATAAAAGAAAACCCAGAACGTCTATTTTTAAGATAACACATACCGTAACATCTTTTGTCAGCCTTACAAGCTTCCCAAAATATAAAAAACAATCTATTAGCTTCGCGGAAGTCTGGAGCACCCACATCTATCTTGCTCCATTGGAGGTACATGTAGTGAGTTCCTGTAATATAAGTTGGAACACTAGCATTCTGAAACCAGAAACCTTCGTCACGCCTTTTGAATTCTTCATCTATATAATCGTACCATTGTTCTTTTTGTTCGTCTGGATATGCTTTCCAGTCAAATATAGTTTTAATCTTATCTAATAGCTTAGGTTTGTCTAACTGCTTCCACTTATCTTGCTCGTTACTATGTACTTTTTTAGGTTGTTTAGGTAAAGCTATTTGCAAACCTTGTATTTCATACACATCACCTATTTGGCCAGTTTTAGATATAACTACAATATCATGTTCTTTATTGTAGCCGTAATCCCATTTCTTACCTTTATTAAGTCTACTTAAAGTAGTTTTTTTAACAGGTTCAACTATTTTATATAGAGTTTGCTCGTAGCTCATTTAGATCTTCCTTCAGCAAAACCTTTAAACACTCTTTCTTCTTTCTTTTCTGGCTCTTTACCTTCTAATAAGTTTTCTTCTTCTTGAATACGGTTTAGTATTTCAAAAGCATCAAATATAGCTAGCTTTTTAGTAGCAGCGGCATTTTTAAGCCTATCAGCCGTAATATCATCACCACTATCAACGATAGCTTCTTTAGCTACTTTAATAAGCTCTTCAACTGCTCTATGCCCAGCTTGGATTATACTCTTCTTCGTCTCCTTGATATTCATACTTAATTGTAATAAACTTATTATAGACTCTATAAAGCTTTTGGCCTTCTATTATAAACTCGTAAGTAGAGAAAGGCGTGAAACCTACGAGCTCTCCAATACTATTAACTCCGTCTGTATATTTTACAATGCCAACACAACTTTGTTCTACTTCTTGATTTAGCTTGTCTTTTTGCTTAATAGGCTTTACAAAGCAAAAACCATCAACAGCTTTCCATTTATCTTTTGACTTGTATAAAAACACTTGATCTAAACTAACTACGTAAGTGTTTTCGTCAATAAAAGCCTTACTGTTTTTTTCTTCACCTTTAGCATTGTACCATCTTCTAAACACGTTATGATGTACTATTACAGTATCACCAACTTTAATCTTAGTGTCAAATGCTGTAGGAACAGCTTTTATTATAGCTTCTCTATTAACAAACTCGTGGTTTTGTATTTCAGAGTTTAAAATTAAATTTTTATCCTCTACCTTAGCAGTGTTGTTGTACCTGCTACCTTTAGGCTCAATAATAAAATTAAAAGGTGTTTTCACTAATATTCTAGATTATACTCAATAGATATAGCCATATTCTTATTAAAATCTTTCCACGGTAATACATCTTTATTTTTCTTGATGTATATAGAGTACTTGTCGTCTTCTTCTATAATGTCACAAATAGTATGACCACCATACACATCCTGTCCAACAGAATAGTGCATGGCGTCAATTTTGTAGTCTTTACCGATTGTTATTTTACGAATCAGCCTGCTCATCTTCTGAGTATTTAATATCTCCAGTGTTAATGTCAATATCAACTTTACCGTACTCTTCTTCTAAAGTAGCATTAAGCTCAGATAGTTTCTTATTAACATTGTCAAGTTCGTGAAGTAGCATGTGCTTTCTAGCGGCTATATTACCTACTTCTAGCTTAATTTGATTTGATGCGTTTATAACGCTTTGAACTTCTTTTAGTTGCTCATCATTGATTTTACTTGGCCTAAGGTCTTTGACCTTTGCCGTCTTTCTTTTTGCCATAATTTAATTTAATTTAAGTTAATTGTTTTTGTGCTATATTTCAAAGCTAAGCACAAGCTTTATTGGGTGTTTAACAAACCATTCTTCATTTTCTGATACTACTAGTCCGCCTTCAGGTAAACTTTCAAATGTAATATCTTGGCCGCCAGAAGCAAATGTAGCGTTAATACTTTTTATAACACCGTAGTCGTTATTGCCAGAAACTAGTGTGTCTCCTACGTCAAACTTTTTGTGGGCGTTAGCAGTTGCTCCAGAAGCATTATCTACTTTTATAGTTAATAATTCATCTGCATCTTCTACTGCTTGAAATACGCTAGTACTAAAGTCTAAAGCTGTATTACTAGCGCCAGTCGTTAAAGCAAGATAAATAGTATTAAAACCGTTATCGCTAAGTCCAGGTATGCCTTCAAGTCCTATGAAAGGTATTTGATCACCACCACCACCACCGCCGGTGGTCATTACATTAAAATTAGCCGGAAAAGTAACGTCGCTATTTACATCTATGTTTAAAGCAGCCACAACGTCTCTTCTACAGTTTACACCTGTAGCAGTTGCGTGTACTGTTCCTAGCGAACCTGGAGCAGATCCATCTGACTTTGGATTAGCAAAAAGAATTGTTAAATCTCCTGCTGTTTGGTTAGCACCATCTTTACCATTTATTACTGCAGTAACACCTCTTAATACGCCGCCGCCTTTAGGTATGTTAAAAGCAGTCCAATCAGCTATTAAATCTCCGGCGCCAAAAGCGCCATCATCTTGCTTGCTAGCTAATATAGCTATTGGCACTGTTACGTTGAAAAATTTTCCCATTTTATTTATTGTTTACTTGTTCGTTTTTCTTTGAGCTTCCACCGAAGAAGAAGTCTATTATTGTATTTACTTTAGCGCTCATTGCGCCAAAGATGCTTGATATAAAACTTATTTCAAATTCACCAAGATCTATACTCTTAGTTACAAAATAATTGAACATTATAAATGTTATGCCAAAATA